GATGTCTAACCCGAGACTTGCGTGTTCTGAAAGTAAGGACGCTTGGTCACAGGATTTAATCCATGGCAAACCTTAAAGGCCATGAACTTGGAGTTTTAAATAGTCTCCCAACTACAGAGTCATTGGAGGGACGGAAACAAATCCGCCCAAATTTAAGTCGTCTGCCCCAGCACGGTAGGAAATAATACCGCCCGTAGGGTTGGATTGAAGCACAAGTGTAGTATACACATGGTTAGAAGAAGGCTGCGAGAATGAAGACGAATATGAAGCGGTAGAGCACATCAAATTGGCCACATTTCCTCTCGCAAAGGTATGATGGTACATTGGAACCTGGATATCGATAGACCCCGTAAGGTCTGTTCGTACCTCCTGAATAGGACGGCCAGGACTGCGAAGCCCTCCAAGAATTACAGAATCAACAACACCACTGGTAATTGATCCTGAGTTCCCGGCATGTTCAAGCTGAACAAAGCCATAGTGTTCTCCTCCGCCAGGAACAAAACTCTTAATACGGAAGCCTCCCCTACTAAACAAAAAACAAGGGGAGATGTAATTATAGTCATCAGTATTTACAGGTGTCGAAGCCAACCCTCCTACACTACTGACATTAATGTCAATAGCCGCGGGGTAAAAGGCTCTTCTTCCCTTCGAGGCCACAGGATCGGCCCAGAAAGAGTATCGTTTCAAAAGTGAACGGAGGGAGAGAATTTTCTCTCCAACGCACGCCTCGACGTTCCACAAGTCGTCGGATTTTATAGTGGAACCCCCTATGTTTCCAGTAAGAATAGGCTCACTTGAAGGGAGCGCTACATCCATCTGAAAAGTATAAGGAGCAGTGGGGGTTAATTGGTTGTTCCTAACAGGAACCGCAAACTCCAAATCAGGACCACCTGCAACTTCAACGAGTATAGGCACTGACGAAGAAACGGTAGAAGGAGCTATCAAAGGATCAAGAACTTGTAAAACAACTTCTCCCAAAGACGGCCACCCATTATTCCACCATGGAAATGGTGAAACAAAAGGAACTACAAAAGTAACTTCATGCTTTTCTCGTAAATCTACTATTTCTCGATAGCAATATTCTGAAGTGTAGGCATCTGGTCTAGCCCCATGATACGAACCAAGAGGGTATTTAGGATTATATACAATAAGAAGTCTACCACTATGAAACATAGTAGAGACAAACTTGAGGGTGTAGGAAATGGAACCTCTCCACATACCAAACATAGAATTTACAAATCCGACAGGGGTATAATTTGTCAGATCTACAGTTTCTGTGGTCGTGGTATACTGATCGGGAGTCACATCGAGAACTCCCAAAGTGGAGTTCGCTGCTGCCGCAGTGGTCCAAGTAAAAACACCTCTATAAGCAGGAATAGCTTTAAGATAATCTATAGACATTTCGTCGAAATCAGTGCCACCAAAGCCTGGAAGAATCTTAACATGATTTCTCCCAAACAAAGAGAGAGGCATAGAGGTATCCACAGTATCCTCCGTCGCCATATAGGCATGAGGATCTTGACGAACTCGTGTAAGAGGTGCTAAATCAAGAGGTTTAGACCAACCCCAAATATTAGCAGCCCCTCGGAGTATGTCAACTCCCCAGGCGGTATTACCCGCCAGGGCAGATAACACGGGTATCTTAGAAAGTTGATTAAAAGTAGCAGAAATCCTCCCCAAAAAGGCGGAGACTGGAGCTTTATCAGCTTTCTTCTGTTCCACATCAGTTGGCGAAATTGCCATCTGAGGTAGAGCAGGAAATCCGAGAGTAACATTGTCTAAAGAAAGAAACAAAGAATACGTGGCTGTACTAGATCCCGCAGTAGTTATGAGGGGGTAATACGGATACAAAAAGAATATCCAGGGATTGCCTGAAAGCGATATGTTGGTCATCTCACTCATAGGAATACCATTAAAGTGAGAAAGCCAAGGAAGACGCAATTCGACTTCAGTCTGGGAATTAATATCTAACTCCACATGTGGAAGCTGTGTAATCTGGGTTAGACTATGTCTGTGCATGGTATACCAGGGCGTAATAGCATTTTCGATACTATCACCCCCTGTAGGAACCCCGGCAAGAATATACCTACCAGCTTGAAACCTATCAGCATTGACGACTAATCTGAGCACTAGATCTGCTCTAAGAATGTATCTTCCATTCATTTTGTTTGCATACATCACATTCGCACCGAGTACTGCGCTGAGATTCTTTCCAGTAAATGTAGTAGAAACATCTGTCGCAGCAAACGAGCCAGTAGTGACAAGCATTGGCCTAGCAAGGTACTCTTTAAGAGTAGTATCTAGACCATCGTCAGCACTTAAAAGAGCTTCAGGAGCACAAGACAAAGGTCTAGCCCTCTCAACCCATTTTATACCAGCGTCAGAAGAACTGACACCAGTATCACCGAAGGAGGCAATTCCTCCTGCACCTTCCTGCATTGAAAGGTGGGGTGACTGCATTAAGGCTGCAGACGTACCTGTTAAAGTATTTACATGAGTAGGTAAAATCTTCGGATAACTTATACCTATAGGAAATCCTGCACCATCTGTAAATCTATTGAATGGCGGCTAACCTGGGACAATTGATAAGTACCCTCACAGAGGAAACCCAGAGACTTCTCTAAGCCTAACAAAAGTGATATAAGACGGATTTTACACAATTGTTGGTAACCAGAGAGAAGGCAGATTTAACGCCTCTGCCAGGCGGGTGCCACTCACCAAGCAGCATCGAGATTAAGTATGAAATCCTTACAAGATCTAAACATAGACCTCTTGGGAATAAAATACATCCTCTCGTACGCTGCGGTGAGAAATACACCTGCATACTGTCCAAAAACCTCTGCTCCATGCAGAGAAAGCTCATCAAGTGAAACTTGAAGATTGGTTTCTTCAATAGTTTCTTTCATATTCGGAATTTTCCTCGTCCAATACGGGATCTCGAGGATAACATCTAATCTGAGAGGAGCTATATATCTCTGATATTTCTGATCAAAGACAAAAGATCTCTTAAGAAATTCCACATCAGAAAGTTTCCTAAGAGAAAGCTCAAACTCTCCCTTCGTTTCGGACGTATAGATCAGTCCGAATCCTTTCATAACTTTCGAAATGTTAACTTCATTAAATATTTCACGATATTCGTCCGTAACTCCAAACAAATTATCGTCACCCAAACAAATAAGATAGACATTGTCGTGAAAGGCGTCCAAGGCAGATTGAGCATAACTGCCTCTTATACTACACCAAGCCATGCGCATTACAATGTTATTATACATCGTATTAACCATAGCTGTTAAAGGATGTCCGCTCGGTAGAGAGGAGAACCAATTGTAGACAAGAGATCCTCTTATATGGCGACTATTTGTCAACTCATACCAGAGGATCGAACGCACTTGACTGTTTGCAGGACCATCGTTGTACCATCTATTGATGATATCCAAAATCGCCCACTGTATATCCGGCTTGGCACTTCCGTCATAAGCGGAATAATCACCAGCCCCAAAGTTTTGACCTTTACCACCTCTTTCGATGAGGCGCAGGGCAATGTCGTGCCATTCAATACTATACGGATTAACTCCAATAGCAGAACCATTCGTAGCTCTATTCTTAATGAACCACAAAGAAAACGCACCAAAATATTGCCGCACAGCGATATGATAATCGAAGGGACAGCCATTGAACAGGCGTGTCTTACCCTCGCGAACTTTCTCAATAGGTCTGCGTTCATCTTTCAGATTATCTGTAAAGATATGTAAACACCGTCTATTAGAGAGAGCTCTACCAATAACTTCAGTGACTCTGTCTCTTACAGTGTCCATCAAAGAATTATCGAGAGAATACTCCTCACCTTCACCCAACAGCCCAAACTTCTTCTTACCGAAAACGTCTGGATTTTGAGAAATGGGATATCCCGGACTAGTATTGCGTGCTATCGATCCAAAATCTGGATCTCCAGTACCAACAATAGCTTCCTCAAAGCTATATACACGAGCTTCCACATTAGAATGTGAGGCATACGCAATATATTCACCATAGGATTCAGCACAAGCTTCTATCATGTCTGGGTCAAAATTAACCCAGGGAGTGCAATACTTAGATAGAGCTTTCTGATAAGGATCTATAATTTCGTCATTTCTCACAAAAGTACGCTGTTTCGCAGGAGCAGTAGTGTGTGGTCCCCACGCATCATACAAGCGCGAACGAATAAGATTCGAAGCGCCGGGATATACAATAGACTTAGGAACCCTCATAAGAGGTGTAAATCTAGGGGGGAGATCAGGTGCATCAGGAGCGTGGACATAATCATCCGCGTCCATCTGGGATGTATAAGCGGGAAGTTCAAGAAGCTTATCAACAACCTTAAATTCCAAGGGTACAGCATCTAAACAGGAAACCACAAACTCACGAGGTATAAAATTAGCTATACCCGTTTGAGAATCAGCACCCCCAGCAACATGCATGCCCAGGATAAAGCCCTCGGGCGTGTTACATGAGCTAAGAGTACACAAACCTCCGCAATCTCCAACATGCGTAGGAGCTATGTAGCGAAAACCTTGCTCCATCTCATAAACAGTATTGGCATTTGTCATCGTCACCCCAACAGGACAAGATAATGTCTTAGCTTTAGTCACTATAGACTCGTAGTGCCCAAGAGTGGGAAAGAGGAGTCGAACATTCCAATCCTTCGACTTCTGGAAATACTCCATCTTAAAGAAGTGTTTCACAATGGACTTATGACAAGGATAGCGCCGAGCAAGAGCTACACACGCACAGTCCATAGTAAATGAATCTTCTGAGCCAATAACGCCGTCAAGAAATTCAGAAACAGGAATATCAAAAGAATAGCCTTCCCCCGAAGAGGAATTTCCGCACTTTACAAGGCGCACTCTGAACTTTTCAAACTCAGGATGGTCCTCAGCAGTAAAGGACATTTGAGTAACAAAATGGTTAGGAACCATCAATACTCTGCCCTGTACAAAGAGAGCAAAGCCACTTCTTCTGAAAGTTCCAGGAGAACTAAATCTCTCAAGATGAAACTCATACATATTATTCATTATTACCGCATTGGCTTTAAGCCTATCATGAGGTACACCATCACCACCTTGAGCGACAAAATTACTTCGGCGAGGCTTAGGCATGCGATTTACAGCGACACGCTGCGGTCTACCGGACATATTGGCAGATTGCGCGGTAAGGTTTTCTTCCCCATCAGGAGAAACAACAGGAGAAGCCTTTTCTCTCCACCATTTTCCGATAAAGTCGAAAAAGACACCTATGCAACCACCAATAATACCTCCATACACAATAGGGTGCTTAAGAAAGCAAACTATATCCCAAATCCACATCAAGGTGGATTTATAGTACATCTGGGAGATAGTTTCCTTAATGTTGCTTTTAATCTTCGTATACATCTTAAGCAAGCGCGCACATCGCGGAAACCGAGGCGCCTTGGGATAAAACGCAGCATCAAGAGAGTCCGAGATCTGACTATAAGAATTGTCAAATTCATAATCTTCGACCAACGCGTTTACTACTGCATTGGAATCAATCAGGGCTCCAAAAATATCTAAGCCTGGTGAAACAACTCCAAAAAGTGTAATACAGGCATTAAGTGTACACAGTAGCGGGCCCTTAGTCTGATAATAACCAAGCATAACCTGCAACCTATCAAGACCGCTGGCAGCGAGATGCATAAAACGAGGTGACAATTTCTTAAATCGTTTCACAAACTGTTGAGCTTCATCACTATTGTCAACATCAGTTCGAACTAACAACCAATCTCTATTAACCGCAGGGACTTCCTCGTCTCCGGCGGAAAATTCCACAAATTCATAACGGTCCTGAAAGCGTTCAGGATCCGGGGACTTCCTCAAAAAGGGACGATCAGAACTTGTAGAAATAGCATCTTCGCTTTGGTCAAAGTCCATTTGGGCTTCAAAATCTCCGCGCAAACCATATGTCTTCTCAGCTAGAGATTTGAGACTTGCATTGAATTGTTCATGGCGTGCTTTGTTAATATGATAAGCACTCACCAGCTCATCTACCAGTTGTTTAAAAGAAAGGACACAACCTCTGTTCTTATCTCCTATTAACGGCGTACATACAAATTCATAGATATCATTATCTATATCTGGTACCCCATGTGGACCTATCTTCAATTTGGTCTCGTCAATTTCATCAATCTGTTGACCTCCAAAAGCAGGGTCACCACTTTTAGTAAATTCTGGCTTCACACGTAGAGTGTAACACAGTTTAAACCTGCGTTTAACTGCTTGAGCACTAGTAAGGCTTTCAACTTTAAAGTCTTTTCCTAGATTAGTACTAGCAAAGACAAAAGGAGCCTTAAAATACGTCGAAGCTTTTGCTGACAATTCCGCCATATGCAGCGGATTGGGCATAACATTAATAGCCCTGATAATTTCCATAAATTCTAAACAGGGATTGGACTGCGAGTCTTTCTGTTGACCTATGTCATCGTAAAGACAAACCCACACGTCGTCATGCCACCCATCGTGATACTCATGTTCTACTTGCCGAGAATAAAGCATCTTGAAGGGATTCTTATAGAACTGCTGCAAACGATGTTTAGGAAGCGTTGCCGCGGTCACAGCAACGTGCAACATCTTTGTTGCCATACTCTTACCAACTCCGGGAGGACCCATCAAAAGTAATCCTACAGGCTCTTGCCTGGAAGCGCAATTCATAAAAGCGGCTCCATTAAAAGCTGTAGTAATCTTCATCAAAAGTCTGGACACCGTAGATAAAAGAGTACGAATATTGACCCCTTCATTACCAGGTGGTATTTTACGAATAAGTGCGTCTGCTCTATTAGATAAAGAGACACACAAATCATAATTATCCTGACAAGGAGGGAAATCATGTAACTCATAACGACGATACACTTCCATAGTTTCGTGATAAATTTCGTCCACTTCAGGCATTACCGAGGAATTGAGAGTAATAACTCTCGAATAACCCAGGTTGCACAAAGCAACATTCACGCACTTCTCAATAAGAGAAATGAACGAGCGGATATAATCAGTAAGAGCTTCAGTCTTACGTCCAGAAGTAGCTAAAAATAGATCAACTTGATCTGTAAGAGATTTGGTACCATCACTATTTCTTATTTTAGATGCAAAAAGTCCTAGAATAACTGCCCTGATAGCATTACCAAGTAAGTCATCACCAGCTTCTGCTTCAAACTCGGAGTCTAAACTAGTAGAGCGACTTCGAGTGAAGTAAGCTGAAACACTTTGTGCAAATAAGGCCATGTCGCACCCTGAAGGGGCCAACATAACTGCCATAGTACCTGCAATACCTGCGCAAAAATAATATTTCATTTCTTTACTCAGGTATGCCTTATATGCCAATGCCACTGATGCCAACAACACGACAAAGAAAAGTATTTTCTTGCCATGTGGCAACATCTTCTGCAGTTTCTCTATAAGGCCAGAGAAATAACTTGTAGTGTTTTCCACTACAGTATTTGCAGATTCTTTCGCAAAGGCAGCAAGCGTCGTAGGAGACGTTATAAAGTCTTGAATGACTTTTGCTGCTGCAGAAATATTTGAAGCGGCATCTCTTGATGCCCCTGTGGCTTCGTTGAAATTATCAACATCCAGAGCCCCCAACTTTTCAGTAAGACTGGTTATAGAATTAAGACTCAGTCCCGCCTGAATAAAAAGATCCTCAACTAATGAAGGTTTTCCCTCAGAAGGAGTAAAATAGGTTTCAACAGTCTCAGTGAGACCAACAATGGAATCAGAAGCACTGCTAACCTTATCAATAACCTCAGATCCGAACATCTGGGCTTCATACAAATAGGTAAGGGGATTTTTCTTCCCTTGCCGTACCGCATCTTTTTTGCACTCCCTATCTGTTTTCGTTGGAGAACGAATTTTTGGCTTTGGAGAAGTTTTCACATTATGTTTCAACTTCCGCATAGCTTTGCGAGAGGGAGAAGGAGGAGGAGTTTTCAAAACACCTGAACCAGGACTAGATTGTCGGACAGGAGAATGAACGGGGGTAGTGTAACCACTACGCTGAGGTGAAGAAGGGTTAACTTCACTCGACCCTTTTTGCAATGGTCTGCCGCGGCTCAAGGACAGAGCTCGCAGCTTTTGCCGTAATTCATGAAGACTCGAAGAATTCAAAGTTTGATTGTTCGTAACACCAGTAGTTAAACCGCGACATGAGTCCCTGGATGAAGACTCATGGCTTTCAGTAAGTAGTTCGGGTGTAATCATCATGATTATGTGTGATTAGGTCACAGCTCCGAGTATGAGAATGCATAAACACATTAGTATATAGGAATACAAACCCCACCGTAAAGTGTATTTTAGGTCTT